CTTGAATCTGAGTCCCTTCAAGATTTTGCTCTTTTCTCCAATCATCAAATTTTTTCATTTTACCCTCATGCTATATATTGTATGTTATACATTAATTTCTCAGAATGGTTGTCTATTCAAGAGAGCTACAACCAGCCAATAAAAGGCATTCAATCAAGATCGACTGCAAAATACAAAAAGAGCGTAGGCCATTATCAAGAGCAATCGACACTTGGAACAGAGGAAGTTGATGCCAGACAAGTTATGTCATTATATGGAAGAGTAAAAGATAGTGTTGAAATGGTAAAGATGTACGATCAGACTCTTCCAGTAAATCAACAATTGCTGCGTGATGTTTCAACCATAGCAAACTTGAGTGGAGGCTCTGCATTTGGAATGTTTGTCAATAGTGACAACACGAATGTAATAGGCCAAGATGTCATGCAAAAAATTAAATTAATTTATCCAAATGATCCAATGATTGATACAAAGATAAAAAAGCTTTCAAGGAAGAAAATATTGGATACTCTACCTGATGATGTGAGAAAACAAATTGATCCCAGAAAAATACAACCATCAGACATTATAAAAATTGATGTGAAAAAACATCTTGCAAAATATGGAGATAGTGATGCTGCTGTAATAGAAATAGCCAGCACAATCGTCCATGAGGCGACACATGTTAAGGAATATGTTGAAACAGGAGAAACTTTTGATGGACCCGGCACAGCAGTAGAAAAGGCAGAAGCTTCTTTCAAAAGCTGGGTCAAGGCTAACTGGCCCACAATATCAAGAAGATTCAATTTCTCAGGTCCATATCCTTTTTGAGTAAAAATAGATAGTTTGTATATGTATGATAAGGAGAAACATGCAAAAACTTGACGAAATGCAATATTTGGCTGGCGTAATTAATCAGGATCACTTCTACAGCAATGGTTATGACAAGGTTGCGATTAAAAAAATTACTCGTAGAATCAATAGAATCATTGAAAATATTAATTACACTCTTGAGAATGCCGAAGAACCAACATCTGATGATACAAACAAACAAGCAGCATCAGCTTCTTCGTTTTTTGAAAAACTTAAAAGCTCGCTTGGAACTCCAACAAATAATAGTCTTCTTAAAAAATCACCTGCTGAAATAGAAAATTTAGGAAATTTAGCTGAATCTAAAGTCGAAGAATTCAAAAGAAATTTTGAACAAAATTATCCAGAAGCTGCTGCAAAACTGAAAAAAGAAGCTTTGTCTGATGCTGGCTCTCTCAAAGCAGAACTTCCCCTTACAACAGAAGGCATATTAGGAATGCTTGGTAAGGGCGCAGCCTTGATTGGAGGCGGATTATTGTGGGCGGCATGGAAAGTAATTAAATTCATCTTGCTCACAATACTCAAAGTGATCATAAAAATTGCCAAAAATATTTTTACTGCTCATGGCAAAGGTGTTCTTCCTTTTGTCACAATATGCTTTGCGATAATATTCCCTTGGCTGGGCTTCGTTAAGGAACCAATATTCCTCATCCCTGCTGGCATTTATTACATGGTAATGACAATTGGAGCTTTAATGAAAGTAGGCGAACACAAATAAAAATTAAATATCAATTCAAATTAATGATATTGTCCATCATTAATTTCCCACCAAATCTTGTTAATTTCAGTGTTGTTTCTTTTCTTCCAAGGTTTCTCAAGAGTGAAATGAAGAATGCAAACATCATTCTTCATTTCACGCCACTTATGAGGAGCGACATCATAAACTCTTCTGGTGAAGTTATAAATTGGTTTTAGTCTATGCCATCTATTTGCAAAATAATGATTAAGCAAGCCTTGATCAGATGGGTCTTTAGGTGTTTCAACTAAGTCTTTGGCCTCAAGCAATTCTTGATATACTTTTGAAGAAGGAGTTAGAACCATTACTCCCGAATTAAAATAATCACCTCTCCATCCAGCCCTCAAAGCTTTTCCTGTTTCCGTGGAGAATGTTGTTTGAAAACTAGAACCCGCTGCAAATTCATGCTCTAAGTCAAAAAGATGATCGACATTCTTGATGACAACCACATCAGCGTCAAAATAAATTATTTTTTCAAATTCTTGATTCCAAAGATGAATCTTATTGTAGCAATTATTGGCAAAATTTGGATTGTCTCGATAGTTCTGAGGCTTGCATGTTTTTGAACCAAGGTATTCAGTATCAATTACCTTACATCCGACAGATTGAAGCAAAGACTTATTTTCAGCCGAAATGTCAATTCCTATCACATGTAAATTGCTACTTCCAACATTGGAAAGTGACCTTGCAAGACAATAAGCTCCCGGCACATAATCATTACTGGCTACTGTGAAATAAGCGTTTTTCATAGTAAAGTTTTCTCGCCTTCAAGTTGCAGAAACAACTTCTGAATAAGCAATTATAAGAGTTTGTTTCATATTCAAAAGGAGCGGCAAATGACAGAAATTCAAATTTTGACAGTCATCATTTTTTTTAATTTAATTGCAGCTTATCTTTTAATCAAGACATGGAATTACCTTACAGAAAGTTAAATAAATCATGTAAAATATTTTTCTGTGGGTTTTTATATAAGCGGTAAAAATCAACAAATTCTTCATGAAAATTAAATTATTTCGTTAAAGATTTTGCCAAAAATATTACATCATCTTGATTGGAAGCAAATCTCCGAATCTTACGAGCAATCTTTCTTCAAAATCCTTCTTGTCTTGTATTCCTTCTGCGAGTATAGCGGCTCCATCAAGTTGAACTCCACCACCGGGTCCGGGTGGATTGGCGATTCTTGATCGTATTCTTCCAAGAATAATTTTAGCAAAAGCAAGAGCGCCTTCTTGCATAGCTTGTGTAACGAGTTGAAAATCCGGTTTTCTTTGAAGATATCTGACAACTACAGGATAAGTTCTGTATGGAACTGGATACAACTTGACATGGCGATAACCACCTAAATATTCCCAACCACCTTGCTGTCCTGATATGCGGTTGTACATATCTTCATATTGTTTGTAAAGAATCCAGTCTCCCATCTTGCCCCACACAGGCTGTTGTGGGTTGATACCACCAGCGATTGAACCATAAGCTCCAGCACCCATGTATTCCAAAGGAATTACACCACCAAGGTCTGATGCCGAAAATGCGTAATTAGCAGTTTCTTTATAAGAAATTTGACGAATGAATCCTACATCTGCTGGCATTTCGTAAACACTTTGGCCGGGAACTGTATAAAAGCTGTAGTACTGGAAATACTCAGAAGGAGCATAATCCTCAAAAATCTGAAGAGCGAAATCTATGCTGTTTTCAAGTTGTTGATCGTCTAATTCCAAAGGAAGAACAGGAGCGCCGAGCATTGTAAGGACATAATCTTTAATTTGTTCTCTGACTTTTTCTCTATTTCTTCTAGCACCGATTGAAATTAAAGGATCAGTAGGTCCAAGACTTCCGCCTCCATTACAACCAGAACCGCATGATCCACAGGAAAGCTGATTGTATTGATCTTGGGTAGGCCTAGGTATGTAAATGTTATTATTCATGCTGCCCTGCTAAAAAAATGATCGATGTTATTTTATATATTATGAAGGTTGGATTTAACTAATATCCAAATCCCCAATATTATTGGTTGAAGAGCAAAAAGGAAATAAATGTTGAAGTCATTCAGAGATTATCTAAAAGTCGAGTACAAAAAATTACCCATTCTGATTGATTTTGATCGATTTGATGAAATGGCCCAGCAGAGACAGGTTGTTAGAAAGCCTGTCAATCTTGACGAGGATGATATTAATTTTTTGAATCAATTTGATTACAGCAAGTGGGGAGACGCAATCCACCAAAGATACAATCTTCTTTTTGATGAAATTGATAGATTGCATAAGGTAAAACATGCGAGAGATTTTAAGGTGTTAATTGATGGAATCAAAAACTTTTTGAAAGATAGGTCTAAGGAAAATGTAGATTTCTTAAAGAGAATACAAGAACCATTTGACATGAGCCAAGATGAAATCGAAGAAATTGCAAACAGACAACCTTTGAGTGATATTGAAGAACTAAGCGATCATGAAATAGAAGCTTTGGCAGAAAAGTATGCTCAAGATCATTTTGATAATAAAAACGAAGATAATGTAGGCATCATTAATGATCCTGATTATCATGATTTTGTGTTTTCTGGAAAAACACGCATTCCGGTAGAGGGTTCTCCTGCACAAACTATTGGTGGAGGAAGAAGCCCAAAAATTACCGTTCAAGCAAAGCCATACATTTTAAGGCTTTATCATAAGTTGGAAAGAACTGAGGGCGAGGAACACCTTCGTGGATCTGGATTAGAAGGTCTCAAAGCAAAATACGGTTATGAACTAAGCCATCCTGTTCGTGGAATTGGGGAAGACCCCCATGTTACAAGAGGCATGACATTCCCAACATTGAAACAATCAAGGGAAGTAGCCAAAAGGTTTATGGAACTAAATGCTCATCGCATGTTTGGCGAATATGGACCAGATGTCAAGTGGATGGATTCTGGTTTTGAAGATTCTTTTACAAGAGAAGAAGCAATTAGAAAGTATAAAAAAACTGTAAAAGAAAGGGAAGGTTGTCCATCAACAGGTTCAAAATTGGAATTGGGCCAATCAACTGACATAGATGCCGATCTTATTGAAAGAGAAGCAATTAAATGTTTAGTCGCCGACATGAAAGCTGGTAAAAAATTTAATGGACCTCCTTATCCTCCTGATCATCGAGATGGTTTACCTCTCACTATTGGCGTAAGAACCGTAAAGGGCGAGAGAAGAGAAGATGTTTTCGGACCTCCTCTTTATTTGCCTTTTAAGAAAAATGAAAAAGGCGAATGGAAACCAGTTGTCAAACCAGCACATTTTTACAGAAGGGTGCATGTTGGAGAAAGAATTCCTTTAGAAAGCAGAATAGGTCACAACAAGCAGTATGTAAGTATGAAGGATGTTAGTGATCCAACTGGGGAGGAGATCAGCAAAGATGCTGCTCTAAATATAAACCAAAATACGACAAAGAGATTGCGACTTATAAAAGGCACTCCAGAATACAAAGAAGCATACAAAAACATTATGCAAAGCCAGATTAGGGCCGAATTTGCCTTTGATCGTTTGGGCGAGATAGTTGTAATGCCTAACAACAATGGTAAAATGTTTTATCGGATTTTGTTAGGTGTTGCTAAATGCATAAACAGCAAACATTGCGGCGGTAAGACAACCCACGAAATGTCCATCATGAAGAGAAATATTCCAGCCATTTATGATTTTGCTTATAAGTATGTTGAAGATCAATTTGGAAGTGAAAAATTTTTTAGCAAAAAGACTAATCAGTTCTTAAGTGTTCCCCAGCTTCATCGTGCTGCTGAAAAATTAGCACACACAGCAACCAATTTACTTTCTCAAAAGCAGCAAACTGTTGGAGGAGGAACAAGAAAAAGGAGAGCCCAAACACCAGAAATGAGAAAGGAAAGAGAAGAGAGGCCTCTACTCCCAACAAGAATACAGTATACTGGAGATTATCTTAATTTCTCTTATGATCCTGAAAATTTTGGAAAATATTTGACTGATTTGCACAATTTGGAAGCAGAGGCTAGAGAAGAAGAATCCGTAGCAAACCAAATCAAAGCAAAAAGAACTGATACCATTATCGGTAAAAATGAACTCGGCACACTTCTGAGAAATACTATCAACAAAGAAAACGCCATTGTTGAAGATATATTACAGATACTTATAGCAGCAATAAGGAGTGTCAACAGACTATCTCCAGAAATATCAAGACAAAATGCAGAATCACAAATCAAGGAATGGGAAAAAGAACTTCTCACTCCCGCCGCAATGATTGATAGGATGAAAGATTTGCCAGTAATCAAAAAAATGATGGAGGAGTCAAAATCTCAGATTAAAACCAGAGGTGTGGCAAACATGCCAAATATTATTGTTCAAAGAGAAATTAATGATGCAAAATCAGAATTGGATAATGATTTAACATCACATGATGCAGATAGTGCTTTCATTAAGGGAAAATATGGTCCTGCTTTTCCTCCTCCTTATGGTCCTCAGGAGCAGGAAAATCAATATGGCACATATGTTAGAAACATGGCTCAGGAATTGCAAAGCGATTCATCTTTGACTGGAGACGCAGCGGGATTTAACTATGTTTTGCAACAAGTTCAAAAATATATCAATCAAAGATTGGGAATAGGTGAAGTACAAACTCCACCAAAAGATCTCACTCCAACTCCAAATGCGAATTGGGTAAATTTAATGAACAAAGAGCAAAATCCTCAGAATTTGTTCGATATTGTATCTGATCCTAATTTTGCCAAAAATGCCATGGATAACATGACTGCAAAATTAAAGGGTAGAATTGATAAAATCAAAAATAAATTTACTCATAATGATTATGAAAAGATGATGAAAATTTTAGATGATACTGGAAAAAGAGCGCAATCTGATGAAAAACTTGCTGGCGATTATAGAATAAGATTTAGGCCCAGAACATCAACTAAAGACGAGGATGAATAATGAGTTGGATGAACATGATGATGAACCCAAAAGTTCATAACTTAAAAAAAGCTTTGTTTGAAATTCTTAAAGAGAGATACGCTCAAAATGACAATATTATTGAGCGTGTTGGCGCTTCTCTTGTAACTGATTCTGACATGAAGGATTTTATGACATTAGTTACAAGCATATATGAAACAGCATATATGAAATGCGTAAATGATCATCGTGAGCAGTTAAAGAAGGCTGGATTGGTTGCAAATATAGTTGCCAATAATCAATTTTCAAAAGATGGCTGATAATCTGAAAGGATGCAGCTAAGAATCCAGCCATTTGCCTTTTGATCTTTCTTTTTAACTCTCCACCATCTTTTGTTGCCAGTTTTTGGGAAAAGGACTGATCCCAAATTAATTGTATTTGTGTCTGTCCATATTTCGTAGATTAGGTCATTTTCATTTAATAAAACTGCTTCAAAACTTGTTGGTTTTTCGTATTGGATTGTCTGGTATGTTTCTCCATATAGATCATCCGTTTTTGTTCTCAAGATTGCTGGAAGACAATGAACGAAAATCTTTTGGATTTCTGGTTTTGTTTCTTCTTCTATTCTTTGATTGTCGGGAGCGGTTATCACTTTCCTTTCAAATACTGGTTCTTCATTTTTTTCTTCTGGTTTAGTTTCCTTTAATTCATCAACAAAATTATCTTGAACTACCAAATCAGACTGAATTGGCGTTAATTCTGTTTTATCTTCGGCTATTTCTGCCGTCCACTTCATATTATGAAGAATGAATTTTTCATTTGCCCAAAGGCTTTGTTCTTTCATAGCGGGATTAGGCTTTTGCAGTTTATATGTGCTGCCATCTTTGTTTTTAAGAGCCATAAAATATAGTAGTGATGAAAAACTATGATTTTTTGAATCACACTCTATATAACTTTGACGCAAGACGAGGTTTTTATGGCTTTAGTTGTTCCTAATACTGGCGATGTGCTGATGTTGAAATATATAGTCAACCAATTAGCACAAGATGGCGGCTCTGGTCCTGTTGGGGGCCAAAGAGTTTTGCGTCTCTTTACCAACAATCTTGTTCCGTCAAAGTCAACAGTCATTGGTGACATAACGGAAACTGCCATTGCCGGTTATACTGCGGTAACCCTTGCGGGTACAAGCTGGACAGTTGCTACTTCTACGGCAGGAACTAATTCAGCAGTTTATAGTGAGCAGGCATTTAACTTTTCAACCGCAGCTACTATTTACGGTTATTACATTACTACAACAGAAATGAGTCCTAGCTTATTGTGGGTGGAAAGATTTTCCACGGCTCCGTTCACCTTACCAGCCGGTGGTGGCGAGATCGCAATTACCCCACGACTTACATTAGATTAAAATTACATTGAAAATTCTTACTATAAGAAACCTCAACATATTTTATGTTGAGGTTTTTTTATAAAATCTGATTAAAAATTAAATTTTTCAAGTAAATAAAACAAGAGGTAAATTATGATTACATTCGACTATTTGAATTTTATTTTGTCTGAGGCCAAGAAAAGTAAAAAATTTGTTGGGCCAAGAATGAGTGGCAGCTATGACAGATATTTTCTGCCATTTCATGCAGACATTGAATCAAAGTGGGAAAAATTTAATGATGAATATAAAAAAAGCTTTAATCCAACAAGCCTTACTCCTCCAGAGTCCACTGAGCGTATCTGGACAAGCGACGATGAGAGAGAACGCAGGCAAGGCGTGGCAGGCAAGAAGGTAAAAAAAGCCCAGCCAAGAGCAAAAGGATCAGGCACAAAAGGAGAAGATTTAGAAGCTTCTTATGCAGTTAAGTTTAAGAACAAATTTAACAAATTAGTTGCCAATACTCTAGGATTTTTCAGCTTTGATGCTCAAGGTAAAAAAAATTATGCAGACATCAATTTCTACGGACAATTGATGGCAATTTGTTCAAACCAAGCAAAGATACTAAATTCAAGACTCAAGTTTGATGTGCCATTGGTTTTCGGAGGCATGGTAACAAGACTATGGTCTACTGAGAGACAAGAAGTCAGTCGTGGAGTCGAAGGTGGCGCTGGTATTCTTAATCCAGAATCAGAACAAAACAAAGAAATCAAGTCAAAATGGATAGTATCCAAAGATTCTAGCGGTAGACAAGTAGGACATCTTGATCCAAAAGATTTTAATGATGTGGCTGATACGCTGAGGGCTAATGCAAGGAATGCCGCTAAAAACTTTATTGAAAACGAAGACTTAAGGTTTAGGAGAGAAAGTGGATATTCTCAGGACTCTAAGGGAAGGGATGTCGAACTTGATCCAAGTTCTAAGATAACCGGAGAAAGAGAATCGATTGGAAAAGTTGAATTGGCTCATAACATGTATGAGCTATTCAAAAAATACATCGACACAAGAGATGAAAAATTCTATGATGATGCCAAGAATCTTTGGGACAACATCAAGTCCAGAGAAAGATTAAAATTTAGGTATTCTGGGGAATGGCAGAGATTTATAGATGAAGTTAAAGGTTATCCAAAAAAAATAGCCAACGAAAAATTAGCTGAACTATCTCGTCTTGGAATGGGAGCGGGTACTGAATTCAAAACAGGATATGGATCAAGAAGAGCAGAAGTTGCCCATCGGGCTTTTATCGACAAAGTAAAGCGTAGGATGGAAAGTTATGTAAACTTTTATGAACTAATTTCTGATCCTAATTTTTATAATGAAGTCCAGAAAATGGCTATTGATAATTATGAACAAATGAAAGTTTACAATTCTGGTCCAACAATTCGGTACAAATTCCTATCTAACGATAAGAACCCAATAAGTAATTATGTCAGAATAGATTTTGTGAATGCATTACTCAAAAAATATCCGATTTTCTCCCAAGTGGACTATTCTGAACCTTTGAATCTAATTAAGAACTTTGTTCAAGAATCGTTGAATGACTATGCAGCAGGTGCAAAAAAGCTGCCTAAAATGAGCGGTAACGCTTTGAGAGGATATAAGCAAACAATCGAAAAATTCAAAGAAGCAGGTGAAATTGCAGATATAGTTTTGAGCAAGGGGGAAGGACAAGAATTATCAGCTTCAGAATTAGTAAAGCGTTCTGTTGTTCTTGGCAAGCCAATGAAACTAGACAGGGCAACTGAGCTTGTAACCTTGATTGGAAAAATACAATCTCAGACTGAAATAAACGCAGAAGATTTGATTCCGGGTGACTTTGAAGTTCCAGAAAAACCATCTTATAAGCCACAAGTGGAAATCGATCCAGACTACGACACTCAATTTGCTGATATTCAGGCTAAGGCAAAAGAGGCCGAAGCCAAAGAGCAAGAAAAAATCAATAAACAATATACTGCTGATATGTATAAGCTTCGAGGACTTGAAGCGGAAGATAATGACAGAGAAGAAAATAAAAGACAGCCCAGAATGTATGTCAAGGACAAAAACTTGCCTCTTAGTCAGCATGGAGATGATATTGATCTTGGTGGTGATGGTTATTTTGGCGACTTGAAAGGTTATGGAGTTCCTGTTGAACCATTGACAACTCTTCGCAAAAGGATCAAGGCTCTTGGTCATTTAATTGATTATAATCCAAGCATTCAAGGTACATATATGTTTGCTGGAGGAAAAGATCCTTTTAGTAATCGTCTCAATAAGGACACATATGATTGGTGGAGTTCATTCGAGCCAAGTTTTGGCAAACCGGGGCCAAAATTGAGATATTCCCCAACTGATCCCGAACTTGATCCGACTCGCCCCGGATATAAAATTGGCAGTGCTTTTGAAATGGAGCCACCAAAAATGTATCCGGGCCACACTGCTGGCTCCATTCCAATAAAATCTTCAGAAATTAGGCCAAAAAAAGTTGCTGGTATGGTTCGCAGATATGACGACATCATGAGAGATTTGCCTGATCCAGTTATGACAAAGCCGCCAACTACTTTGACTACTACAGTTACTCCTCCAAGAGGAAAATTTAGTTGGTCTGATGTTTCTTTGAGGCCGACTATGGCTGGTGATAAAACTACAGAGCCAATTTTTACTAAAGTAGGAGACTTAGGCAATCCCAAGTCTGATATGAAAAGTGTTAGTGGTTCTATGGGAGAAAGCAATCGCAATTGCTTGGGAAAATGGAAGCCTTTGCTTGAACACATCGTTGATTCAAAATTTCCTTGGATGAGGTAATTAATTTTCCTAGGAGGGAAATTGGCTCTTTGCAATCTTGATGGAACACCATATCAATTAAGAGGAAGTGTTCAAATGTTTGATCCTCTGGATCGAACATTTGACCTTTTCAATTTATGGGATCAGGAGGCAATAAAAAGAGGTGGATCGCCAATTTACTACTATGAAGTTGTAATCACACAAGACATGATTGACCCGATTTATTTGGAGGCTAGGAACAAATTATTTTCCAATAATCCTGTTGAACTTTGGTGTACATATGAGCCTATTCCATCTCAAAATCTTTTGAATCAGTTTGGAATTGATGCTCCAGATGAAATGAAGTTTGAATTGAATTATAGGGCTGTTTTGCAAAACCTAGGCCATCCTCCAAAAATTGGTTCAAGATTGTTTACTCCTCACCTTAGAGAAAACTGGGTTATTGTTCAGAGAAACCTAGGCGAATTCAAGATGTGGGGCGCTTTGAGAATAGAATTAATTTGTCAGAGATTTCAGGAAGATGTTGTTACAGGTGACGGCAAAGTCACTCAGAAACAACCGGATCTTAAAATTAAAATTGTATGAGGTGATATTATGAAGTCTTTTTATGAGTTTTATCTTCAGATTCAAAGAGAAGCAGCGACGACACCAGCAGCGCCAGCGCAAACAGCACAAACAGGAATGAATGCTCAAAAGACATTATCTGCAAAAACTCCTAAAGAATTTTGGGATGCATTGGGGCCTAAGATGCAACAATCAATAGTTGGTAATTCTAAGTCTGGTAGATTACAAGTAATGG